ACTAACAAGAAAATTTTAAAATAATTGCAAAATAAGAGAAAATATAATAACTTTGCTATAGTATAGATTTTAAGTTAAGGTATAATATGCACTTGTATTAAACAAGTACATATTATACCAAGTGTTAGTTGTTAAACATTATTTAATTACTTTAATTTAATACTTTTTAACAGCTTTGACTTTCTTATCAGATATACTCTAATTTCCTATATCTACTGATGGTGCATTCAAATCATAAGGATCTCTATCTGTATAATCATATATACTTATATAACTTAGTCCTATACTCTCAGGATCCTTATCATTAACCCTATAATATAAGCCATATATAGTATATGTCTTTCCTGCATATGTTTGTATCTTTCTTATTTGTAAACTCTTTGAATAAAATGTTGTCTTCCCTTTATCTACTTCAATCTCATCTCCTCCATCAATGTTTGTAATATATTTTTCTACTTTACCTTCAAAAAACTCTACATAACCGTTGATATCTTTATTTCCAATCTAAGCTGCTTCGCGCTGTTTAGCTCTAAGATGAAGTTGTTTCAATTCATCTATCATTCCTTGCAGATTTTCAACATCTACATCAAGTCCTGTATGTCTACGGATTTCAGCAATCAGATTTTTTTGGTTGGTAGCAAGAGCTAACGCATTTTCTATCATCCTAAGCTGATTATATGCGTGTAAACCCTTAACTCTATTTACAATAAAGCGTTCTTTAACATTATTTTCAGAATTATAAATTTCATAAGCCTAATCTATGACTGCTTGTCTAGTAGCGGCATCTGCATAAGCCTCGTCTAACCATGTATCTTCATTATGAGCGAACTTGTTGTTCAGTTTAGCAACTCTGCGAATGTGAGAATTGTTTTTAAAACCATTTTTTGATTTTAACTGTGATGTAAACTCAGCCTTTTCAGATTGCTCAAATGATGCATTTATTGCTTGTTGTCGTAATGCTTTATTGTTGTAAAACTCTTTAGCTATTTGGTCGTAATTTGCATCTTCTGACTATTCTGCAAAATCTGTAAACAGTTCGTGGTTTAATATAAACTATCTTACACCAGCATCATTTCTTTTATATTCAAGTCTTGCTAAAATTTCTTTATTCTCATCCAATAACCTTTCTCTCTCTTCTTGAGTTATGCTAGGATCTAATATTTGTTCTAACAGTTCTATATGTGCGTTTTGACGCTGATTCATTTCACGAACCTGACTGTTTGTAAGATCTTTTTGCATGTCTGCATCTACTACACGTTTGGCACCATCTACTACAAACGCTTTATGTACGTCTGAACCACGTTTAAATCCTTTTTCTTTTAAAGCATCGTTGATTTTAGCATTACTGTATATATCCCATGCAGCTTGTGCTAATTTAACATCAGCGTCTATATATTCTCCTTTTACCAAAGTGTTTGATTCATCCGTATTATCTTTTAGATTTTGTAAAGATTTCCTAAGATGATCTATTTTTACACCTTTCTTGTCAAACGCATCATAAAATACAGATAAGTGTTGCTAGTCTTGCACATTCTTGTAATTTTCGCTTACAAGTTTACCAACTACGTTATCCGATTTAAGTTGTTTAAAATATTGACGCAGATTTTCTGCCTGTGGGTTATCTTGTAAATTGGATACAGAATGCATAGCACTTATCATTGCCATAGAGCTCCAGAATCCAATATTACCAGCTTTTCTAAGATTTTCA